TTGAATGTACACCAGAACATGTTGATGACCTCAAATCTCTTCTTGTTCTTTCCGCTGCTGAGGCGGGAGAGTACTACAAATTACGAATCCCAATAGCAGCTGAGGCCAGTAGTGGTCTAAATTGGGCAGACACCCACTAATTTATGAAAATATTATGCGATGCAGACTTTATCGTCTACAAGGCATGTGCGGCAGCAGAGAGTGAAGTAGACTTTGGTAACGATGTTATCCTTGTCACTAGTAACTTTAGTAATGCATACAGTGCCGTTAAAAGAGAGATATCCAAGATTGAAACTAAACTTGGGGAATTCTCTGATACAATACTGTTTTTTTCCGACAGTGTAAATTTTAGGAAAAAAATTCTACCCGATTACAAAGGGCATAGAAATCGAAAAAAACCATGCGGTTATAAAAGAGTTATCAATGCTTTGAAAAAAGAGTACAGGGTTATTATTAAACCTGGACTTGAAGCCGATGATGGTATGGGCGTTTACGCTACAAAATATCCAGGTAATATAATTGTTTCACCTGATAAAGATATGAAACAAATACCTGGGAAGTTATACAACTTCGATGAAATGTTCACAATCCCGCCTAAAGATGGAGCAAAATGGCACCTTATTCAAACCGTTTCAGGAGACCAAACTGATGGATACAGTGGAGTTCCTGGAATTGGAGTAAAAAGAGCGGAAGCTCTCTTCAATGAAAAAGGTTATAGCTGGAAAACAGTGATAGGAGCTTTCAAAGATAAAGGATTATCTGAAGAGGAAGCACTAATTAATGCCAGATTAGCTCGTATTTTAACCGCTGATGATTATGACTTCGACAAAAAAGAGCCGAAACTCTGGTCCCCCGCCGCCGATTACCGAATTGACGATGGATCAAGACCTAAAGTTAAGGCAACTTGAAATAACACTAGATAAAGGCGATGTCAACATCAAAGATTTCGCCACAATTTTCTTAGCTTTACAACACCAAAATTTTGTAATGGCTAATTCCATCAAAAATTTAATAGCGAAATGGCCAAAGGACCAAGTTACTACCAACGAGGATCTATCGATGTTTGGGATTTTATTAGAGACCAAGGATTAAATTTCCATCTTGGCAATGCTATCAAGTATATCTGCAGGGCAGGTTATAAAGATAGCAAGATACACGACTTAGAAAAAGCTATCCACTACTTAGAAAACGAATTAACACATGAAAAGAACCTTTATTTCAGATCAAGCCAAGGAATTCCGTACAAAGTACAAGCTGAAATCGTCAGTGACGAAAGACAAGCGTTCCTATCAGAAGAATCTGATCGTAGAGGAATTTAAAGAATTCCTAGAAGCTGAAGGTTTACTATTTAGAAAAAATAATAATATACATGCTGAAGCATTAAAAGAACTAGCTGATTTAGTTTATGTATGCTACCAATACGCTGAGAATATGGGATGGTTCCTAGACGAAGCTCTAGACCGTGTACATGCAAGCAATATGTCTAAACTTGGAGAAGATGGGGAACCAGTCTACCGAGAAGACGGTAAAGTCCTTAAAGGACCAAATTACAAACCACCTGATTTAACGGATTTAACTTAAATGACCGCAGAACTTATCTCCCGCACTGGTCGGGTCCAATCATGGTTGGATAACCCAGAATCAAGACTTCCAGTGAGCTGCACCGTTTTTGTCGTAGAAGACTCTATGGAAGGAAAAAATGGAATCGAAGCAAGCTGGAGATTCGTCTCTCATGCACTCAGACATGGAGCTGGAGTTGCAGTCCATCTATCAAAGCTCCGAGCCAGAGGAAGTGAAAACGGAAAAGGTCTTACGGCTTCTGGCCCTGTATCATTCGCAAAAATTTACTCAACATTAAATGAAACACTTAGAAGAGGTGGCGTCTATAAGAATGGGGCTGTTGTGGCTCACTTGGATATTAACCATCCCGATATTCTTGAGTTCGTGCGCACTCCTAGAGCTGAACTCCCTTGGATCAAAAGGTGCGTCAACCTTGAAGCAGGTCTCTGGAACAACGCAGACAATCAAACAAAAGATGCCATCCTCCACGGAATTAAATCTGGGGACATCTGGCTTAACAAAATAAGATACGATGACCAAGCTAGGAGAATTTTTGGAAACGTTTGCCTCGAAGTATACCTGCCCTCACGAGGAACATGTCTCTTGCAACATATTAATTTCGGTGCCTGTGAAATCGGGAACATCAAAGACGCTTTCGTACAGGGCATGTCCGAGTTGTGCGAGCTCCATAGCCATACAGGTGTCGGAGCAACTGGGGAATATCTCCCTTCCGAGACGGACAGGCAAGTCGGACTTGGATGCCTTGGATTAGCTAATCTACTAAGACGATATAAGATTACTTATACTGATTTTGGTAACGAGTTAGCTAAAGTTAATGCTGGTGTCTCAGCAGATGGAATTGCAGGGGAACTTGCTACTCAATTGAAGTTAGGCATCGAAGCCGCAGCACAAGTTGCTAGAAATCATAATATGGTACGAGCCTTTGCTATCGCACCTACTGCTAGTTGCAGTTATAAGAGCAAAGATTTAGATGGCTACACATGCACACCTGAAATTGCACCTCCAATAGCACGCTCTGTGGACAGAGACAGTGGCACTTTTGGTGTAGAGCATTTCGATTATGGTGATGTAGAAATAGCTAGTGAAGTTGGTTGGCACGCTTATAAGTTTATGGCTGATCAACTTATGATTATGTATCAAAATACGGGACTTCTTCACGGCTATTCATTTAATAGCTGGAGTGATGTTGTAACATACGACAGAAACTTCGTGGAAGAGTGGTTACTTTCACCTCAAACCTCCCTCTACTACAGCCTTCAGGTAATGGGAGACGTACAAGATAAGACCGATGCGTATGCAGCATTAGATCAAGCTGACGTTGATGATTACTTGCAGGATATTCTCGGAAACGAGCCGATAACCTGTGATTGTCAAGAATAATGAAAAATCCATATGAAAAATTACTCAATAGAAAGAGAACATGGACTCCCGTCCAAACCACAGCTGGTAAGCTTAAAGAGGGTGCTGAAGAAACCATCCTCCGTGCCCTTGCAATACGGCATATGGAGCTACCAGTTGGCGAGTTTATTACAGAGGCACTTGAGAAAAATGTTCCCGACTCTGCACGAGTACTGTTAGAATCAAACGTAAAAGACGAGATTAAACATGACCTTGCTCTTGGGTACATTACTGATTCACTTGGGGTTGACCCTACGGCTGAGGCGGAAGCCCTTCGACTCAGAGACGCATGGGAATCACACCCCGACCACACTATAACTAAAGCTTTGGTAGCTGAACGTGCTATATTCTTTGTTTTACTACCTATGTTTCGCTTTAATGGTGATGCTGCTCTTAGAACAGTATCAGCCGATATTTCCAGAGATGAACAAATCCACGTTGCGACTAACAGCCTTGTTTGTTCTGAGTTGGGTTTATCCCCTAGTCCTTCTCTGGATAAACTTAGGAAAGCTACAATTAACTGGGTACTCCAACCTCTAGGTACAAATACCTACGATAAATATTTGGATAAAAAATTTTGGCTGGATGCGAGTGATCGCTTAATGTATGAAGGGAAAGCTCCAGAGTTTTCTGACACACAGCGAGCACGTATGCCAGCGTTCTTTGAACATGCAAACACAAATCTCCCTAGCTACGCTTAAGCTACACAACAAGCGACTGGATGAACTAATTGACAGGCTTGATTCTAACTTCGGTTGGAAACCAGTTCATCCTAAAGAACCTATCGAATCAATTATGTATCGTGCGGGTCAAGCCTCAGTCATAGATTATATTAAAAATATTATGGAGGATGAAATCTAATGTGTCTAGGAGGTTCACCGAGTCCGCCACCACCACCACCATTAGCTCCGCCACCACCACCACCAGCACCACCTCGTGCCCCAATACCTGAACCTGAACCACTAATAAGTGAGGATGTAAACCCTGCTATTCGTCAAGCTAAGAGTAAGAAGGCAGGACAAACAGGTATGTCTAAAGGTACTGGTGCTCTAAGAATTGGTCTTAGAGACAGTGTGAATACAGGTGCAACAGGTGGTTCAACAACAGGAGTTAACAAGGGAACACCATGATGAATGCACGTGAGAAATACAACAAGTTTTCTAACAAACGGCAACAGTTCCTACACAGTGCTGTAGAATGCTCTAAACTCACGTTACCTTATTTAATACAAGACGATATAAGTTCTCGACCTAATTATAAAAATCTTCCTACTCCATGGCAGAGTGTAGGTGCAAAGGTAGTAGTAACGTTAGCAGCTAAACTTATGCTAGCGTTACTTCCACCTCAAACTACATTCTTTAAGCTACAAGTAAGAGAAGATAAATTAGGTGAAGGGATACCACCAGAAATGAAGAGTGAACTTGATCTTTCTTTCTCTAAGATAGAGAGACTGATCATGGATTACATTGCAGCTTCTAGTGATCGTGTTGTAATTCACCAAGCTCTAAAGCACCTCATCGTAGGTGGCAACGCTTTATTATTTATGGGTAAGGATGGTATAAAAAACTTCCCATTAAATAGATACGTGGTCAACCGTGATGGTGATGGTAACGTTTTAGATATCGTAACAAAGGAACTAATCAGCCGTAGGATACTGGAGAAAGAGCTACCAGATATCGTACCGAAATCAGTAGTTGATGAAAGTGCGGCAAGCTTAGATGGAGATGACGTTGAGGTGTATACCTGCGTACATCTGGATGAGAAAAGTGGACGTTGGATTTGGTATCAAGAGTGCTATGATAAAATAGTCCCTGGTACTAGAAGTACAGCTCCAAAGAATGCAAGTCCATGGCTACCACTCCGATTCAATACAGTGGATGGAGAGGACTACGGAAGAGGTAGAGTTGAAGAGTTCATCGGTGATCTAAAATCACTTGAAGGACTGTCACAAGCTCTAGTTGAAGGATCAGCTGCTGCTGCTAAAGTAGTATTCTTGGTCTCACCTTCCAGTACAACCAAGCCACAAACAATAGCCAACGCTGGTAACGGTGCAATCGTTCAGGGTAGACCCGAAGACGTTGCTGTTATTCAGGTGGGCAAGACAGCTGACTTTAGTACAGCTGCTAATATGGCTCAACAAATTGAGCGTAGAATATCTGACGCATTCCTTACAATGAATGTACGTCAGGCTGAGAGAGTCACAGCCGAAGAGGTTAGACTAACTCAAATGGAATTGGAACAGCAATTGGGTGGCTTATTCTCATTGTTAACTGTTGAATTCCTCATACCATATTTAAACAGAACCCTACTAGTTCTTACTCGTAGTAATCAAATCCCTAAGATCCCTAAAGATCTAGCACGTCCATCCATCGTAGCTGGTGTTAATGCACTAGGCAGAGGACAAGATAGGGAAAGTTTAGTCACCTTTATCAGTACCATTGCACAAGCTATGGGTCCAGAAGCATTACAAAGATACATTAATGCAGGTGAAGCTATCAAACGTTTAGCTACATCACAAGGTATCGATGTATTGAATCTAGTTAAGACTGAAGAAATGATTAAACAAGAATTACAACAGAGACAGATGATGGAAGCACAGCAATCACTTGTCAATCAGGCTGGTCAATTTGCTAACACAGCGATGATGGATCCAGAAAAAAATCCTGAAGGCACAGCTAATGCAGCTGATCTGATTAATCAAGTAGGTGCTCAAGTAATGGGACAACCACCACAATAATATGCCAGAACAAAACACATTTACTACAACTGATGCGGCTGAAACAACAGCAACAACAACAGAAAACCTAACTCCAGACGAACAAGATTCTCTGGCAGTTGGTGAGAAGTTAGAAGCTGAACAGAATCAACTGCTTGCTGGTAAATATAAAAATACTGAAGAGTTGGAGAAAGCTTATAATGAACTCCAACAAAAACTTGGTGACCGTGAATCCGAAGAAGGAGAAGAAGGCGAGACCGAGGAAAGACCTGAACCCACATCAAGTCCTGCTATATCATTAATCAATGATGCATCAGCTGAGTATTGGGAGAACGGTGAAAAACTTACACCTGAGACTATAGAAAAGTTCTCAAGTATGAGTAGTAAGGATCTAGTAGATGCTTACATAGAGATTACTAAAAATAATCCACAAGCTGCAACCGCTCAACAAGTAGATATATCTGATGCTGAAGTAAATCAGATTCAGAATTCTGTAGGTGGTGAACGTAAATATAACGACCTTGTTAATTGGGCTTCAAACAATTTACAACAGAATGAGATACAAGCTTTTGATAATATAATCAATAGTGGTAACTCTACTGCTATACAACTTGCAGTAGCTGGTTTAAAATCTCGATATGAAAACGCAAATGGTTACGAAGGACGTATGTTAACAGGAAACTCCGCCCCCTCTAGTGATGTATACCGTAGTCAAGCTGAACTTGTAGCAGCTATGGGTGATCCTAGATATGATAATGACCCTGCCTACAGGCAAGACGTTATCGAAAAACTAGACAGATCTGATCTTAATTTTTAAATGACAACAGCCACATTATCACCTTTATCCAATTGGGATAAATTTTGTGACTGGGTTACTAGCACCAATAACCGCCTCTACGTGGGGTGGTTTGGTGTCATAATGATACCCGCACTCTTAACCGCAACTACTGTATTCTTAATAGCATTTGTAGCTGCACCCCCAGTCGACATTGACGGGATTCGTGAACCCGTTGCAGGATCTTTACTTTATGGAAACAACATCATCTCAGGAGCCGTTGTCCCGAGCTCCAATGCAATCGGGCTACACTTCTACCCGATCTGGGAAGCGGCGAACCTTGATGAATGGCTCTACAATGGTGGACCATATCAACTCGTTGTCTTCCACTTCCTCATTGGTATCGCAGCTTACCTGGGACGACAATGGGAACTTAGTTACAGATTAGGAATGCGACCATGGATATGTGTAGCTTACTCAGCTCCAGTCGCTGCTGCCTTTTCTGTCTTCCTTGTATACCCATTCGGACAAGGGAGTTTCTCTGATGGTATGCCTCTTGGTATTTCAGGGACTTTCAATTTTATGTTTGTCTTTCAGGCAGAAC